TAATAAATAATCGCACAGAGGAAACATATGGCATTTAATAAAACTTTTAATCAAGAAGAAATCGCAAGATTGAAAAAATTAATTCAAGAGGGAGACCAAGTTCTATTTGAAGTCGAAGCATTGAACGAAGGACTCCGAGATACTGTAAAGGCTATAGCAGAAGAGATGGAACTCAAGCCCAGTATATTAATGAAGGCAATTAAAATTGCACATAAAGCCAAGTTCACTGATGAACGTGATAACTTTGATGAATTGGAAACAATTCTAGAAGTTGTTGGTAAAACCTTATAAATTACATTGACAGAGGCCACGAAATACTGTATAATATACAGTAATAGAGTATAGCCTATGAGTTATGTAGACGCATTTCATGATCAGACAAAAGATATAATCACAGTCATTGAACGTGTGAATGGCAAACGTGTGCTAAAGGAACTTAGGCCTGAATATAATTTTTATTATAAAGATCCCAGAGGTAAACACACCAGTGTATATGGTGATAAAGTAACTGAAGTTGTTTGTCAAAATCTTAAAGACTTTAAAAAGAATGTGGGCATAAATAAACACAATGGTATCTATGAAAGTGATATACGTCCCATAAACAAAACTTTAGCAAAACACTATAACGGTGTTGAACCTCCCAAACTACAAACTGCATTTTTTGATATTGAGGTAGATTTTGATCCTAAACGTGGATACAGTAGTCCGCAAGATCCTTTCACACCAATTACAGCAATAGGTGTTTATTTGGATTGGATGGATGCTATGATATGTTTGGCAGTGCCTCCTAAAACTCTTAGTTGGGATCAGGCACAAGAAGTTGTTAAGGTTTTGCCTGAGGTTATGCTGTTTAGAACTGAACAAGAGATGTTGGATACATTTCTCACAATTATAGATGATGCTGATATTTTAAGTGGTTGGAATTCAGAAGGTTATGATATTCCTTATGTGATCAATAGAATTATTAGAACTATGGGTAAAGCAGAAACAAGGCGCCTGTGTTTGCTTAACAAACTACCCAAAGAAAGAACATTTGAACAATATGGTTCTGAAACAACAAGTTATGACCTTATAGGCAGAGTTCATTTAGACTATCTCAACTTATATAGAAAATACAACTATGAAGAAAGACATAGTTATCGTTTAGATTACATTGGTGAAATGGAAGTAGGCGAAAAGAAGGTTGTATATGAAGGCAGTTTAGATAGGCTTTACAATCATGACTTCCTAAAATTTTTAGAATACAATATACAAGATGTTATGTTGTTGGCAAAAATGGACAAAAAACTTCAATTTATTGATTTGGCTAACACTATTGCACATGATAACACGGTGCTCCTTCCAGTAACAATGGGTGCTGTGGCGACTACAGAACAAGCAATTATTAATGAAGCACATAGGCGTGGTATGGTAGTCCCAGACAGAAACAAGGCGGCGGAAAAAGACACAGCCGCCGGTGCCTTTGTGGCAACACCTAAAAAAGGCTTTCATGAATGGATAGGTTCCATGGACTTGAACAGTCTATATCCCAGTGTATTTCGTGCATTAAATATGGGGGCTGAAACTATTGTGGGGCAACTACGTCAAGATTACACAGAAGAAGAAATAACAAATGCTCTAAGATTACAGAAGAAATCTTTTGCTGATGCCTGGGCTGGCAAATTTGCTAGTAATGAATTTGAGTTTGTAAAAAGTAAAGACGTAGATCATGTAATGAAACTTGATATGGAAGATGGTAGCACACATGAAGTTACTGGTGCTGATGTCTATAATTTAATTTTTAATAGTGATCAACCATGGAATATTAGTGCAAATGGCACAATATTCAAGACAAACTTCCAGGGTATTGTACCTGGATTACTTGAACGTTGGTATTCTGAAAGACAGGAACTCCAGGCCAAAAAGAAATCAGCATCAACAGACGAAGAAAAATTGTTTTGGGATAAAAGGCAATTGGTTAAAAAGATTAACTTGAACAGTTTGTATGGTGCGATATTAAATCCAGGTTGTAGATTTTATGATAAACGTATAGGACAAAGCACAACATTAACAGGTAGAAGTATTACAAAACATATGGCGGCAGAAACTAATAAAATGCTGACAGGTGAATATGATTATCAGGGCGATTGTGTGATTTATGGTGATACTGACTCTGTATATTTTACTGCCGTTCCTGCTTTACCTGAAGGGGAAGAACTGAATATGGAAAGTGCTATAAAACTTTATGATCATATATCTAATCAAGTTAGTGATACGTTCCCTCAATTTCTTAAAGATACATTCAATGTTCCATTAGAAGCCGGTCAAGTTATGAAAGCAGGACGTGAAGTAGTTGGTCGTGCTGGATTGTTTATAACTAAGAAACGTTATGCTATACAATGCTTGGATATAGAGGGTTATCAACCTGAAGGCGGAAAACTAAAAGCAATGGGACTAGATCTTAAACGTAGTGATACTCCTGAATTTATACAAGACTTTTTGGAAGAACTTTTAATAGATTCTCTTAATGGTTTAGGTGAAGATCATGTGTTAAACAAGATTGTGGAATTTAAAGATTATTTTAAAGGATTAGACCCCTGGAAAAAAGGTATGCCTAAACGTGCTAACAATGTCACTATGTACACGATGAGAGTAAATCAACAAGCAAAAGTTCCTGAAAATTACAGACTTCACAAGTTAGAAGCAGTAAAAAACGAAACGCAAAACAATATGGTTCCTGGTCATGTGAGAGCAAGTATAAACTGGAACAATTTAAAACAAGCAAACAGTGATCAATATAGTCTGCCTATTAATGATGGAATGAAAGTTATTGTTTGTAAATTAAGAAATAACCCTATGGGTTATACAAGTGTAGCATATCCTACAGACGAGCTCAACTTACCTAAATGGTTTAAAGACCTACCATTTGATGAAGAAGGTATGGAAGAAAGTGTGTTGGATAAAAAAATAGATAATGTATTGGGTCCTATGGGATTCAATTTAAGTAAAACAAAAGAAAGTAAAACTTTACAACAGTTTTTTGAATTTTAATCGAAGAAAATGGTGTATTTGATCTTGACTTTTCTAAATAGTAGTGTATAATAGATATTATTCCTTGGAGATTATATATGGTAATTAAAGATATTTTTAAAGACATTTTAAAACATACTCATGGTTTGGGTATTTTTGAAATGGTTAAAATTACAGGTTCGTTAGAATCCACAGAAATTGAAACTGTTGATCCTGATAAAACAGTAATTTTTAAAGGTGAAACGCACAATCCTGTTCCTGACTTTGTTGATTCAACTATTGGATTAAGCAGAATGGGTGTTTTACAGGGTTATTTACAATATCCTGGTTTTGATGATGATTCAGCAAAAGTGGAAGTTGTAAAACAGGAACGTAATGAAGAAACTGTTCCTACAGAAATTAAATTTGTTAGTGCTGATGGTAATGATGCACACTATAGATTTATGTTAGCAGATGTTATTAATCAACAGTTAAAAAGCATTAAATTTAAAGGTGCTGAATTTGATATTAACATTGTACCAACACAAAAGAACTTAAAAGACTTAGGATATTTTAACAGTGTATTAGGTGGATATGAAGCCAACTTTGCTCCTAAAACTGATGGTACACAGTTATTTTTCCATATAGGTGATGGTGTAAGTGACAGAACTAAGATTCTTATTAGTAATGATATTGATGGAAGTATTACTAAGGATTGGAGATGGCCACTTGACATAGTATTAAGAATTTTAAAATTAAGTGATTCTGGTAATTGTGTAATGAGTATTAATGATCAAGGATTATTACAAATAATTGTTGATTCAGGTATTTCTAAATACACATATCTATTACCAGCAAAAAGTTAAGGAAACACATGACAGACTTTAGTAAACAAACAGAAGATTACGCATTATATCTCCCCGCCATTAGTGCATTTTATACTAGGCAGTTAGCAAAATATTTGGCTGAGCCTGAGACTAGATGCCCAGATGGCTTTGATAAAGGTTTACAAGGTCTTAATTTTCTTGATGAGAATAGTTATTATTACTATCCTTTTGGTTTGTATTCGGCAGGTCATGCCCAGTTAGATTTAGATAAGACTGATATACATGAAGCAATGATACAAAAACGTGACAGAAGTAAGACTGTTATTTTAGGTGATTCAGGCGGGTTTCAGATTGCAAAAGGTGTTATTAAACTGGACTGGGAAGATGCTATAAATCCCACTAGTAACGCCAGAGAAGCTCTATGTGAGAAGATGTTACGATGGTTAGAATATACAGCAGACTGGAGTATGACTTTGGACTTTCCTGCATTTGCGGCTATACCTCCCTATAATAAAAAGACAGGATTAACTGATGTACAACAAACTATTGATATGAGCTTGTATAACTTGGATTACTTTATAAGAAATAGAGTTCCAGGTGCTACAAAATTTTTAAATGTTTTAAGTGGAGCAGATGAAAAAAGTTCGCAAGACTGGTTTGATTTAGTTGTTCCATTTAGTGATCCTAAATTTGTAAAAGAAAACTATGGTGACGAAGCCAGAACATTAGAAGGTTATGCAATGGCTGGTGTTAACATAGGACAAATGAGTTTATTACTGAAAAGAATATTACAATTACGTGAAAGAGGCCTACTGGAAAATAAAGGTTGGATTCATTGCCTGGGTACAGGTAAATTACATTGGGCATGTTATTTGACATCAATTCAAAGAATGTTGCGTAAGCATGATTCTCCTAATATACAAGTTAGTTTTGATGCGGCATCGCCCTTTGTAAACACAGCCTATGGACAGACTTACACATACAACTACTTTGATAAAAAACGTTTTGGTTATATGATGGATAGAGCAATAGATAATAAAGAGCTAAAAGGTTCTAAAATGCCAATGCCGTTTAAAAGTCCAATTATGAATAGATTAAAAGTAGGTGATATTTGTGTAAATGGACATGGAGATCTTAACAAACAAGGTAAAGAAACTTCAACAAGTTGGGATACCTTAAGTTATAGTTTATATATGTCACATAGTGTACATAATCACATTGATGCTTTCTTAGAAGCAAATAGACTTGCTGATGTAGAAAAACACAGAAGTAATTGTGATTTTAGGCAATGGAAGAAAGATAAAAAATCGTCAAGTACAAATGACAGAAGTCCACATGTTCCAGGTATTATTTTAATGTTTGATAATTTTGTACAAGAATTGCTAGATCCTGCAAATCCAGATCCATTTAAAATGTTAGATGAAAACAGAATGTTTTTAGATGATATTACACAAAATGGTTGGACTGCTGGTAAAAGTAATATATTTGGAGACTTTTTTGAACAGGAAGAGTATCAAGAAGGTAGCAGAGACGATGATATGGGTCACGAAATAATGTCAGGAGAATTTGAAGGTGAAGGATAAACCTAATTTTAATGATGTAAAATTCTTTGTAGGTCAAGAAGTAGACAACACGGTTGCACACGGTGAGACTACTTTGTTTGTAGCAGGATATCAGCCAGTGGAAGAAATACTAAGCAGAGCATTAAATGAAAAATGTACACATGTACATATATGTTACTTTGATCCTGAAAGATTTGATCAATGGAAATTATGGGAAGAACTACTTTTACAT